TTTTTAATTGTATATATTAATGGATAATAATATTTGGTTTTCTAATATAAATTTACTTTTCAGTAAAGATAATTTATTTAAAATAGTACCAACATCAACGATGTCTATGGGTGAAAAAATTAATACTATTACACGATTTGCATTATATTTATCAATATTATTGTATTTAACATGCGGCAATTACCTCTATTTTTATATTATACTAGTAACTATTGTATCATCATATTTACTGTATGTATTTAAAGGGCGAGAATTTTTTGACGATGGAGATGATACAACTCATAATGATCTTAATTATGAAAATGTTAATGAAAATGTTAATGAAAATGTAAATAATGTTCTAAAAAATTGTCAAAAACCAACTAAAGATAATCCATTAATGAATCCTTTAATTGGTGATAATCCATACAAAAATAAAAAAGCTTGTAATGTTGAAAATAATACAGTATTAGAAAGTATAGATAAAAAGTTTTGTGATAGATTATATCAAAATACATCAAGTATATTTTCTAATAGAAATAACCAACAAAGATTTTATTCAATGCCAAATACACGTATACCTAATGATCAATCCGCATTTGCAAATTGGTTGTACAAAACACCTGTATCATGTGCATCAGGTGATAGTATGCTTTTAAAACAATATAGATCGTGTGCTTTTAATAGTAAAACGTTGGACGAAATTAATAAAGAATGATTTTAATTATAAATTATAAAAAAAAAATATAATTAATTATTATAATGTCAACAAACCGAAAATTAAGCAGTCTTAATTATGAAAATAATTGTTCTAAATTGAATACTGGTAAATTTGTTTTAGATACTAATTCTAATTTAATAAATGATGTATGTTATGAAAATAGTGAAATTAAACAAAATACTAATATTAATGACTATATGTTAAGTAATTATTCGTCGTGTGAATGTAATTTAGATAATGTTTTAAACACTTCTTTAGAAAATCAAGGTGTTATTGTTAAAGATGGATATGGTATTTCAGAATGCAATATTAATAATGACAGTGTATTAAGACAAGGGACAGTCAAACGGCATAATAAAACAGACCAACAATTATTTCCTCGACCATATTTGACAACACCATCAGTTTCTAAAGGAAAAGCAAATCCGAATTTAGAATCAAAGCTTTTAAATTCGCAAATGATTAAGAGACACGGTCAAATGCAGTATTATGATCAAGACCGAGTTTTCACACCACTTGTTCCTAATTTAGAACGGAATATTCAAAATCCAAAAAATATAATTCAGGATCACGTTACATGCAATTGGGTTCGTGGTGGTATTTCATCACGGGATTCAGTTAAATATGCTGATTACATGAACCGTTCTACAGATTCAGATGTTGTTAAAAATTTATTACAAAATAAAATGGGATGTCTTTACAATTAATTAATTTTTTTATTTTAAATAAATATCTTATATAAATATATATGAGTTCAAATAGGTTAATGTATGACACGTGCGAATATAGAACACGTTTAAATGAAAATGCGGGTACTTTAGAATACTTGTTAGATTCAGTAAGATATGAAAATTGTAATAAATGTAGAATGGAGCTTGGACTTGTTGGTGGAACAGCAGTAAGTCACATTCAAGGTAATTTAGTTGATCTTGAAACAGATTTAATGGGTATTACTCGTAAAGCTTCTCTTTGTCCAACCCAAAAATATACTTCAAGTTGTGCCAATCAAAATATAGCAAATTGTAAACCAAATAATATTGTTTATAAAGATACTAATGGCAATCAACATGTTATAGATACAAATAAAGTTCATTTACCATCATGTAATATGATCAGATATAAACCAGTTTCGTTGCCACCACAACCAAATTTTAGCACTTGTGGAAATTAATTTTCTATATTAATAGTATGAACTATAGAAAATCAATTAATAAAAGAAACCGCAAAATTAAACGTATAAGAAGTAAACGAAGTAAAAGAAGTATGCGTATTAGACAAAGGAGAAGAATCAAAAGAAGTAAACAAAGTGGTGGATTTATAGGAACTATGTTTGATATAGCTTTAAAGCCTGTTAAAATGTTATCAAAACCCGTTATGAATAAATTAAGTGGGTTGATGTCAAATAGTAATTCTAATAATTCAAGTAATTCTAATAATAATTCTAATAATAACACACTTAGTTCAGGTGCTATAAGCGGTGGTGGTAGTGTAGATAATGGAACATTAAATAATATTAGAATGAATAATAGCCATATTAATACACTCAAACAATTAACATCTTATGGTTATGATAACAGAACTTTATCTTCTTATATTAATCAATTACAGCACATAAATATCTAAACTTTTTTTGAAAAAGTTTTTTATTGCTTAAAAACTTTTTAAGAAAAAGTTTTAATATGGATAGAGTTGGTCTTTTAGGAAATAAAGGTTGTGGTAAAGATACATTAGCAGATTATTTAGTTAAAGAAAACCAATTTATTAAATATAGTTTTGCAGACCCTGTTAAAGAAATTGCTAAAATTATGTTTAATTTAAATGAGGAACAATTAAATGGAAATTTAAAAGAAGTTATAGATGACCGATGGGGTGTTAGTCCCCGAGTAATGTTTCAACGTATAGGAACTGAGTTTGGTCAATATAAAATCTATGAATTATTTCCAGAAATTAAAGATAAAATTGTTGTAAAAGGTTTATGGGTAAAATTATTTGAAGATTTTTTAAAAGAAAATAAAGATAAAAATATAGTAATCGCTGATGTGCGATTTAATCATGAAGTCAATATTTTAAAAAAACATAATTTCAATATAATAAAAATAAATAGAAATATAGAATTAAATGATAGTCATATTTCTGAAAATGAAATTAAATTAATTAAACATATAGATTATGAAATAGATAATAACGGATCAAAAGAACAATTATATTCACAATTTGATAAATTTATATATATTCCTTTTTAATATTCCTTTTTAATTACAAATTAATTTAAAATACAAATTAAATTCAAAAATAATTATCTTCTATAAATATATATGAGCTTTAATAGACTTGATTATGATACATGTTCTTATAAGCAAGAGATTTCGGAATCGATTGGGCCAGGAGAATACCAATTAAATACACCTTTTATTTCATGTGAAGATTGTTATAATAGAGATCCACAAATAATTTTACAGAGAAGTGGTAATAGTGTGGCTAAAAAAATGCCAATGATAGATGTTGACTCTGAGTTAATAAATATTAATAGAAAGCTTAGTAATTGTAGTAATGATAGTTTTGTTCCAAAATTTAATAAAACCGGAGAAATTGATAATTCGATAGAAGTTGTCAATTTTAAAAATTGTAATATGCCCCCTACTGAAAATACATTGTTAAGTAATCCAGCATGCAACCTTAAGGGTACAGGTTGGAACCGATGGGAGTGGTTATGTCAAGACCCACAAGATAAAGTAGAAATACCATTTGATTATAATATTTCAAACCGTTTAGTTGTAAAGGATAATCATCGTCCGGTTGTTCCAAATTTAATAGATCAAAGTGTATTTCTTCCAGCTGCAAATGACGAGCCTATTAAAGTTAATATTGCCAAAGCTCCTGCAGTTCCTTTAGGTAATAATGTATCACCACTACAATTTTCTAATATTGTAAGAGGCTTATAATACTTAAAAATAAATAATATACATATAGTAAGATGAATTATTATTTAACCGATAGTATTTACATTAATAACGGTCAAACTTTTTATGAATCACCCTCTAATTCTAAAAAAATAAAAAAGAAAAATTGGCACAATTATTTAGGTGAATATGGATGGACTAAATTAAATTTAGGGTGGAAAAAAAGGTTAAAAGAAGAAGGTAATTCATGTTTTGGTTTATTAGAATGTGGTGGTGATGGTGATTGTTTTTTTCATGTTTTATGTGAAGCATTAAACACTGAGTTTTTATCTAAATTAAGACTGCCTAAATATGATGTTAAAACATTGCGGGTTTTGGCGGCGAATGAAATAAATAAAAATAATTTTCATTTTATATTAGAAAATTATAAAATAGATTTTGAAGAAAGTGAGTTTAATTTTGGAGGAGGGTGGAATCCAAATGATATTAAAACTATAGGTCAATTAAAAAAAGAAATTGTTAAAGGTGGTGATAACTTTTGGGGAGACCATATTTTGCTACAACTCTTGCAAAAAAAATTAAAACTTAATATAATTATATTAAATAGCAATTGTACGGTCCATCCAATGGCTTCGTTAGATTTAGGAGAAAATGATAAAACAATTATTATGTATTATTTAGATCAACATCATTTTCAACTTATAGGCTATTATGATGGAGATTTAATGAAGACCTTATTTAAAAATAATCAATTACCAGACATTATAGTAAAGATTTATAATGAAGATTGTAGAAATAATTTCTAGTAATATAATAATGCCTTTTAATACTTTGTCAAAAAAACCTTCTTTAATAAATACTAGTAGAACTAGTAGAACTTCAAGTCAAACAAGTAGAACTTCAAGTCAAACAAGTAGAACTTCAAGTCAAACAAGAAATAAAAAAAGTAAAAAACGAGTACCTAATATTTATGAGAATAATGAATCCCATAATTATGAAAATAATGATAATCCTATATCTATATATGAAAATAAACTACGTAATTCTCTTTATGAAAAATCCCCCGTGAATGAGCCTATAAATTGGCAAGAGAATCCTAATTCTTTTATTCATGAAAACAATAATAGTATATTCGGAACTGAAAACATCGGAAATAACATTAACAAAATTAAAAAAAAATTAACTAACAAAAGAGGAGTATTATCAAGATTAATGGGTAAAGTTGGTAATGTATTTAGAAAAAAAACAAAAAGAGAGAAAGCAGAGAACAGAGAGCGAGAGCAAGAGAGAGAGATAGAGAGGGAGCTGAGAAAATTTGAAGAAGGGAAAACAAAAACAAAAAAAAAATGGAATTTTTTAAAAAAAAATAAATTAGAGAAACTAGTTATTCCTAAATTAAAAATTAGTATAAATAATAATTTAAGATGTAGTGATAAAAATGAAAAGGAAAAATGTATACAATCATATAATTGTGAATGGAGACCTGTAAAATGGGAAAAACGTACACTTAATAATATAAAAGAAAAAGAAGGTAAAAGACAAAGGAATGAGAAGTTGAAAAATAATACGGTATATGGATGTGTGGATCTGAAGAAAAGACATCAACATTCTCCTTCTCCATCTCAAAACAACAAAAAAAAAAATCAACCACCTATTATCTCTCCAAAAAGTAGATTAAAGTTAGAATCAAGCAAAAAGAGATCTAAAAAATCTAAGTACTCAGATTTTTTAGATAAAAAATCTGATTTTAATAAACGTAAAAAATCCACTCTAGGACCAGTGATATTTGGGTCAGAACCAGACATATTACATATAAAAAAAACAAACAATGCTATTTTACAGAATGAAGATGATTCTTGTTCTAAATATAAAAAGATTAAATGTGCTGTTAAACGTGGATGTAAATATAATAAACAAAAAAAAAAGTGCTATAAAAAAAATAAAACAATAAAACCCAATATACTGTCTCGTACTCAATCAAGTCAGAAGTCAGTCCCATTTAAAGCAGTTTCAATGAAATCTTACCAAAATAGTAATAAACCACACACAATTCCTAGAACTCCATTACCTATAAATAAACGTGTTAATAAACTTCATTTAAAAGGTATAAATCACACATACGCAACAGGACCAGGTAGCAGACAAACATCAACTATTGCACGTAAACAAGGCTTTCATAAAACCCCATTAAATGGGGTAGCATGGTTAAAGTCAATACAAGACCCTAATACTGGTCTTTGGGATATACCACTTGATAGATTTAGAGATACTGAAATGAATTCCATTAAATCACATAGTACTAATGAAGGACATAATTATATGGAATATATTTGGAGAATAGATTATTATAATAATAAATTAAAACATAATTTAACTGATGGTGATTTTTTTATAGTAAAGGGGAAATTTGCAGATAAAAAGAAAAAATATTGTCAATATAGACTTTATTATTGGAATAATAATTCTTTTTATAATATTAATATATGTAAAAAAAAAATAGATGGTTTATCAATAAAACTAGATATTGATTTAAATAATCTTATTGATATTAGTAATTTAAGTAATTTAAGTAATTTAAGTAATTTAAGTAATTTAAGTAAACCGAGTAAGTCGAGTAAATCGAGTAAACAAATAAATTTATTCGAAAATCCTCAACTAAAATTATATGAACAAAGTGATTATAAACATAAAAAACAAACACCTATTATATCTGCTGTATGTGGCTTTTATACTGTTATGAATTTACTTCGTTTAAATTTACCAAGTGATACAATGGACCTAATGGCTAAACAAATACATAGTGATTATATACGAGACCGAAAAAAAATTAACAGTACAAATTTAAGACAAATTAAAAAAAATGCGAAAGAATTATTACCAGGGTTTATAAGAAAAAATTATGATACGACAGTAATTAATAGAACATTAGATTTATTTAAGCTTGAAAGTCATATAATAGAGCATGAACATTTAAAATTATATATTGAAGGGAAAAAAAAACATATTAACACACACGATAATAAAGAAAATCTAAATATTATATCTAATTTTAAATTATCTACTGATCCCATAGTATGGAACGCATATATGCCAGAAGCACCATCTTGGTTAGAACCATTTTTTAAACATATCGAAGGTTTAACTAAAGATGAAAAGCAACAATTTTTAATATCTTATATAGATAATTCATTTGGAATTATAATTAATACAAAAGGTAAAGCTCCTAAATGGTTTCCAGGTTCGGTTGGTCAACATTGGTATTGTATAAAAAAAAGATTTAATAATTACTATATAATGGATTCATCAAATTCCGATGTTACAGAGTTAAGTGAACAAGCATTTTTAGATCATATTGAAAAGCAAATAAAACTAAATTCAACATTTTTTCTTGTAAATAAACTTGTTGAAAAAAATAAACATAGTCCATGTGATAAATATGATAAGAACCAATGTATTAACCCTATTAAAAGAGGGATTAGAAACTCAAATGAATATAAAACAAAATGTTATTGGAAAGAATCCGAGTTTTTAGGACAAAAAATTAAAGAATGTAAAAAACAATTAGGAGATTGGGAAAAATTAAGTGGAAAAGTATTACCTTTAAATAACACTAATCTACTAATAAATATGAATAACAAAATAGAACTTTAACAATAAAGACTAATAAATTCTTTATCTGACTCATTAAATGTTTGCGAAATATGATCATAAACTGGAACACCACATTTTGTGCTATAAATTAATTTTTTCATATATCTAAATGAACATATATTTATTTCTCGTTCATAAATATAATCTGGATCATATTCTTTATTTTCACTTATCATTCCTATATATGTTTTATTAAATTGACCTGAAAATGTTAAGAAAATATCATCATTAATTAATTTATTATATATAAATTCATAATGATATAGTTTTGTATTTAAATTTTTATAGCAAAATAATATATATATCCTTCCTGAATCATCTATACCACGCATAATAGGATGTGTAATATATTTAAAAATAAGATGATTATGTCTATAACATAGACCAGAATCTTTTAAATGACATAGTCCATCAATACAGTTAGAACATTTAAATTTACAAAATGGTAATTTAATTATATTATTATAAGTCATTACTGTTAAAAATAATGGATTAATTTTGAACATCAAATTTTCTATACATAATCGGTTAATTAAGTAATAATATGTAACTTTTTCATTTTCTTTTTTAATTTCATTTTTTATTGAAAATGCACTCATCATTGTATTTGAATTAAGTATTTTATACCATAATTTATTCACTAGAAAATAATTTTTAAATTCTTCTATATTACACGTTTTATTAGGCAATATATGTACTAAAATTTGTTCTTGTAATTCATATGGTAGATCATTAATATTCATTATTATTGATTATTATTTTTTTAAGATTACAATTCAAATTTGTTTGTAATTAATTTAAAAAAATTTTCACACATTAATTTATTTTTAAATTTAAAAGTTCTGACAATAAAACTATTATTTTTATAATAATTAATATTAAATATAGTACCTTTGTATGAAATAGACTTCATTTTTTTATAAAAAAATGTACGTTTTTTATACCAATTCTTAAAAATAATATGGTCATCATTAATAGTAATATTATAATTGAAAAATGATCCTTTCAAATATTTACATTTATAAGTATATGACAATGGAAATCTACATAAAGGACAAATATTTTTTTTTTGTAACCATGTATTAACACATAATGTATGAAATTTATGATTACAAGGTAAAATTTTAATATTATTAACACTTAAACTATCTAAACAAATAGGACATTCTTCTTCGTCTTTATGACATAAATGGGCGTCCATATAAATTATTATATATATATATTTTTAAATATAACTATATTTATATGAATTATTGGATAGGATTAACTTTAGTTGGTATTATAAGTGGATTATGGGGTGGTATGATTGGCGCAGGTTCAGAAATATTAGTAGTTCCATTATTATCTATTTTTGGTATTTTAAAATCATTAAAAATGAGAATAGGAACATCACTTGTAATGTTATTACCTCCGATTGGTTTATTTTCGGTATATCAATTTTATAAATCTAAAAATATAGACATTCATGGTGGATTATATATGGCACTCATATTTACTTTATGTGCTGCTATATCATCTAAATATACTATTAAGATGAATATAAATCTATTGAGGAAAATATTCGGGATTTTTACTATTATTTCAGGAGTATATATTTTATTTACAAAGGAGAATATTTAATTAGAATATGCTAATCCTCCCATCCCACTCATAATTCGTAATATATTATAATTTATTGCATAAATCTTAATTTTAGCAGAACCACTATTATATGTTGTACTTATTGTATTATCTGTTAAAGTTACATTAAGGTGGGCATTATCTATTCTTGAAAAATTACATGTTCCCGAAGGCTGATGGTCTTCAGGTGTAATAGAAAAGGAATACACATTAATACCTGGCGCAGGACAATTTGTGTGATGCTGATAGGGTTGAACTAAATTAAAATATTTACCTTCTCTTTCGGAAAATCTATTATTTCCATTTAATGTTATGTATGCTTTACTTACACAATTTTTACCACCATCTAATAATCCAACATTATTAGAAGTAGACCATAATCCTTTACTATCATTAAGATTTATATTGCCATTTGAATGTGTATATTCTTTAATATCATTATAACCAGCATTTAAGTTGTTATACGTAGGTGTTGTTGTTGTACCATTTGGTAAGCTATTATTATTATACGTTAAATTTCCTTCTAATTTTACGTTTGGTAATCCATACCATAAATTTTGCTGCGATTTACCACCAATCATACCCGGTCCTGAATCAGGTTCAGGAGTTCCTGTAAACCCGGTGTAATCCCACATATCAGTATAGTTAAAATATTGATGACCTGCTCTACTTTGTGTATATCCATTCTTTGTAAAATTTGTAGGTTGTATAACCCATATTATTTCTTTCACTGGATGGGTAAAATTAAGTTTTATATTAGAATTAGTTGTAGTTAAAGTATCACTTCCATTAAATTGCAATTGTTCTATTAAATATTCATGTGCTACTTGCGAAAATCTACGGCGTTCATCTGTATCAAGGTATATATAATCAACATATAAATATGTATTACTTGCTATACTTGGAACGGTCGAAAAAACATCTTTACCAGAACTTATATTGTATGATGATACATTTTGTTTATTAGACCATAAACATTCATTTAATTCTCTAAAATTAATAGTAACTACAATATCTGAATATTGTAGTGCGATTAGTGGGAGAGCCATACCAGGATTTCTACAAAACCAAAATTGTAGAGGAATAAATAACATATATTCAGGCGATCTGTTTTCGGCGGTTGTATTAGAACTATAAATTTGAGTTAATTTAGGAACATTTCCAACCATTTCAGCATACCCTGCTGCATGACCGGATGTTTGTGATAATTCATTCCATATATGAAGCCATTCTCCATAATGTTTATCTATTTTTTGACCACCAATTGATATTTCTATATCTTTTATTAATACATGACCAATCCAATTAACCCAACGAAAAGCACTCCATGTATTAGAATCAGCATTACTGGCACTAATATTAATTGACGGTAATTTTACTTGTAAATACATTTTATGAACTAAATCAGCATTTCTTTGTAGAGTTATATTTATTTCTTCCCCAAATTCAGCGGTTCCATTTATCATTTGTTTTATAGATTCCATAGAAAAATTAGTATGTCTCCTATAAACAGCTTTAAAAAATGTGATTTGAGGATTGCCAGTTAAATATATATCTTGAGATCCATATGCTACGATTTGTAATAATCCACCTCCCATATATATAAAACAATATTTTATAATCTTTAAGTATAATTTTTACTCTAAATACATTTATAAAATAGTTTTTATATCTTATTTAAAGATACACATATTTAGAGAAATATATTTATTTAAATAAATGGCATTTAAAGTAAAAAATAAACCAATTAAAAAAATAATTGATAATAGAATTACTTTAGATGCAAGACATACTAATAAAATATTAGATTTAGAACAAAAAAAGGAATTAATATGTAATAAAAAAAATGACCTTACTTCACTTAAACAAACATTAAAATTATTAGATAAAAATTTTAAAAAAAATGTTGATAAAATTATTGATATAAAAGATAAAATTATTAAGTTGGAAGAAAGTATCGAAAAATTAAATAAAAATAATGAGATTGATTATTTTCTTGATACGGGACATTTATTATTTGAATATTATAATAAAATTGAAAATAGTGATAAAAGTATAATTAATAATATTAAAAAAAATAAAAATAATACTAAATCAGTATCTGAATATTTTAATATTAATTCTAATCAAAATGGTTCTTCTAAGTCTAAAATTTATGATTCTTATTTAAATAAAACTAATAATTTTAATTTTAAAAATATAGATAATAAAAATATAGATATATGTGTGCCATGCAATAAAGAACGAAAATTATTTTTAGCAGAAGGAAAAATGATATGTGAAACATGTGGTGACGAACATAAAATATTAATAGATTCCGACAAACCATCATACAAAGATCCTCCCCGCGAAATAAGCTATTTTGCTTACAAACGGATAAATCATTTTAATGAATGGTTAGCACAATTTCAAGCAAAAGAATCTACAGATATACCAAAAGAAATTTATGATGAAATTTTAGTTGAACTTAAAAAAGAACGTATTATTAATGTAAATAATTTAACACAAACGAAACTTAGAGAAATATTAAAAAAGTTAAAGAAAAATAAATATTACGAACATATTCCACATATTATAAATAAATTAAATGGTATACCACCACCAATAATGACACGGAAAACTGAAGAGGAGCTTCGTCGTATGTTTAAAGAAATTCAGATACCATTTCAAAATCATTGCCCAAGTGAACGTAAGAATTTTTTGTCATATTCCTATATATTACATAAATTTGTACAACTTATAGAATTAGATGAATTTATACCATGTTTTGTATTGCTTAAGAGTCGTGAAAAGTTGCATCAACAAGACGTAATTTGGAAAAAAATATGTACAGAATTAAGATGGGAATTTATACCGAGTATATAATTTGTTTTTTTTTTATTATAAAATAATTAAATGGAACACGATAAAGAAAAATTCATGTTTATAGATAACAAATTACGATTGAATGTCGTAATTAAATATTTTAAAAAAAGTAAGAATTATGAAGACATAATTAAATATATATTTGCTATAATAGAAAAAACAATTGAATTAAGAAATAAACATATGAAAATTATTACATTAGAAACATATGTTGATTTAAAAGATTATAAATTAAAAGAATTAGATTTAGATTTTGTTAAAATGATGATTCATTATTGTCAAGAAAAATATCCTGATAATTTAGATATTATTTATGTTAAAAATGCTACTATTATGATAAAATCATTGTATGCAATTATTAGACCCTTTGTTGATAAAGATACACGTAAAAAAATATTCTTTCTTAAAAAGAAAAAAAAA